TAAATACCCAGCACAGCTAACAATGGATTTGTCAGTGAAGACGGAATCATTAAAATTGGAGCCGAATGCATAGCATATTTATTATCAAACATTCTTACAGCATACCTGATAAGGAACGGATAAACAAATGCATTGGCATTGTTGGCACTATGCATCACTTGTGCATGTCGGGCTTGTATGCCGTCTCTGAAGATTTTCTTGTTCTCATTGGTTGTGTTGGCAAGACCTACACTTGCATTTGTCTCATTTCCAGGTGTAACAAAACCAATATGCAATGCAACACCGCCGCCAGGGATCGGTTTACCATCATGCAATAAGGTGTACATCTTCGGGTCATATTCATTGATATAAGCTCCGTTATATTGCCCATCAACCTGCACAGATTCCCTTGTAAAATCAAACTCAAAAATAGGCTGCGGCAGTTTGTCACCAAGCCATTTGTAAGCCCCGTTCTTATACAACAGGTAGTATGTGCTTTTGTCGGTTCCGACAACAAGAGTGTTTCCAACAGTCTCTGCCCATTGGATCTGTTCATGAATGCCACGATGAAGAATCTCGTTGTTTCCCTCATCCTTGATGGTAATGGTTGTGGTTGCACCGTTCCACACCGCAAACACATACTTCTTTCCATCTGTCAGGTTGTGAACGGCCACAAGTGTCTGGTTGGTGTACTTTCCACGGATGGCGGTTTGTTCCGGCATCTCAATGGGCTTCAACTCGCCGCCATCGTGAATAAGGTTGACGCATTCCAAAAGGTCGCCATCCTGACCCGTGATGTCCGACGGGCTGTGTCTGATACCCTTGAATTGAATGTTGTGTCTCGCCATGTTATGCAGCCTGTTTTACTGGGTTCATCAATCCGTTCATCAGTCCATTGCCAAGCGTCTGCGCCTGTTGCTGCGGCAAGCCTTGTTGCAGCTGGTGGAGCTGCTGTGCGTCGGCCTGTTGTTGCTGCATCATTGCGGCCTCCTGCTCGGCGATGACCTTCAATGCTCTCTCCTTGAACTGCTGCGGCCATGTACCGACCTGCAACAGGGACTTGGCATTCATGGCACCGGCCTTGAAGATCTCCAGGGCAACGGTGTTGCTGACGGTGGCAGCGGTCTCCATATCGTCGCTGTTGATGATGGTGATCTCGAAGTCGAGGTCCTCAAGCAACGAGCGGTCGAAACGCTTGATGTCGGCATACGAGGAGCCGTAGGTGTTGATAGGACGGCCATTCTCCCAGAACTGGTTGATGACCGAGAGTTTCACGTAAGCCACACGCTTGGTGAATTCCGTGAAGGCTTCCAGTACGGCACGGAGCATGGTGTTGGAATTCTGCGCCTGCTGCGCATACAGTGAGCCGGATTGTCCGCTCAATGCGTCCTTGCCCTGTGCTGCACCGTGTACGCCCGAAATATCCTCCATCAGGCCGAGCTGCATCGACAATGCCGTGTCGATACCCACGTTGGTAGAGGTGTTCGACACCTGCTGCGGCTTCTCTCCGCCCAGCTTGGAATCCCAGAACACAACGCCATCGGGGTCGCCCCACTGCTGGCGTATCTCCTCCATGGTCTGGTCATCGACATTCTCAAGCGACTGTTTGTCCATGAGCAACGCACCCTTTGCGGTACTGCGGATGGCAATGTCGTTGAGGGTCACAAGACGGTTGATGTACTTCTGCTGCGGAATGACATCGTTGATATAGGAATGCACCTCGCCGTTCACATACGGGAACTTGACAACGGTGATGGGACAGCCACATTCGTAAGGAGAAACATATTCGTCGATGACAGTGCCTCTCGGAGTGAGGAACTTCACGTACCAGTACTCATCGATGATGGGACCCGTACCGTCAAACTCACCGTCGGCACCATATTGGCCGTAGTCGATATAAGGCACCTCTTCATCGGGAATGCCCAGCTCGATGGCTTCCTTTCTGCGTCTCTCGTTCTCTTCGACAACAGTAAGGCCGTCGTACTGGTCGAGACGGAAGCGGTTCACGTCCTCAACCTTGAACGGGTCGATGGGTCGGGCCGGATCCACACAGAGAATCATCGACTTGATTTCCTTGGTCCATACCTCGTAGAAACGCCATCTCGTAGAATCGTTGTTGGAGTAGAAGTCGAGGTTATCCAAGCTGGTGCGCTCGTTGTTGTCAATCTCGGCCTCGCTCTGATGGGCATAGACACGGTTGCCGTATTCCTCCTTGACATAATCGAGTGTCTTTGGACCAATCTTGTTTCCGAACTTGTAAAGGAATTCGAGCGGCTTCACGTCGTGAATGACGCCTATAAGCGTAATATCGTCCATCAGAGGAGAGTTCATCGCACTTTCGATGCCAACCTTCCTCGGGTCGTAAAGCTTCGTCCTGGCATCGTATCTGCCGTTCGGTGTGCGCTCGTACGATTCGGCCATCACGGCAATGCCACGGATAAGGAAATTCTCTATGGCATTGGACAGCTGGACGCTCATGGCGTTGTAGCTTCTCCTCCAGTTGGTGGTCAAAGCCCTCGAAAGCATCTCTGCTCCAGGTGCGCTCTCCGTATTGAACGGAAGGCAGCGAGGCTCGGACTTCTGTCCAAGATAGTTGCCCTTCACTGCGGTGATGAGTCGGCGGGTCACGTTGTTGGTCAACGGCACCTTGCCTCTGCTGATAAGGTATTCCTCCTCGGTCATCCATTTTCCGTCGTAGAAGGTCATGTCGCCCCACTGGTTGCCATATACAAAACGATGGCAACGCTCGCCCTGCTGTCTCACCGGCTCATCGTTGGTCCATACCGTATAGAAACGTTGCAATAGCGGAGCATCGTTCGTCGGATCGTCCATCAGCTTGCGTCGTTCCGCTATGCTGTCGAACTTAGGCCTTCTGTCACGCTTGGGCATCACGGCCGACTTCCTCAAATAATTCTTTTTCTTGATCATAGCTCTGTTAATATGGTGCGTTCCATGTTTTGTGTACTTTACCCTGACGCATCTCGCACAGTCCCTTGATGCTCCGCAGGATGGCGGCTGCTTTATCCTGCGAATAGGCAGTATCGTTGAGGCTCACCTTCTCTACCCATCCTGCGATGATATAGTTCACAAGGTACTCGCTAATCTTTTTCTTCAGCGCATCTTCCATCTGGCTCTTCCAGTTCTCGGGGAAGATGAGCGAAAGGTTGTATGTGGCACCGCTGCTTGCGTTGTCGCCGCAGCTGTCAACATACGGCTCGATGCGTCGAACGATGTTGCCGATGCCGTCCTCGAAGAGACCGTAAACGATGGTTCTGTCCTGCTCGAAGTCAATCTCAGGCTGGAGCGAATTCACATAGGCGGTGTTCTGCCCGTCGAATCGGGCCTCCGCTATCTTGTTGAGGATACCGACAACCTCATCCACCACGTTTGAGCGTGTGACGGTGATGGCGACATGTATCGGTTCAGGTTTCTTGAAATAGCTGCTCATGACGGGGCTCCTTTCGTGTATAGTTCTGCGATGATGTTCTCTGTATCCTTCGGCAGGAGATTGGCGTACATGGGAGCCTCCGACGGTGCCGTGGCAGAAAGCCAGTCGGCCATCAGGCCGTCGAGGATGTACTGCTCCACAAACGACTGCAACGAGGCCTGTTGGCCGTTCCATCTGCTGTCGGACATGTTGAGGTTGATCGAAAGCGGATCCGTGCCGGTGACGGAATTGACAAACTCACGGGCGATGGAAAGCACTTCGTTTATCCGTTTCTCAATCCTGCCGTTCACGATGAATGCGTCAACGGTGTCGGCGATGCGGTCTGACTTCAAGTTGCGCACGCCTTTCGGATTGCCCTCGTTGTCGATGGCGTTGGCGTACTTGTAAACAAGAGATTCCATCGTCTTGGCTATCGTCGTTTTACTTATGCTCAGTGTTACTATCATACTTCCCTCCCATCGTTATACGGCAGGCTTGCCGAGTGAATAGATGATATTCTTGATGCGCTTTTCGTCGCTCTCGAGGCGGTTCCCGTAAATGGTGGCCTCGTTGGGTGCGGTCACCTCCAGCCAGTCGTTCATCATGCCGTCGGTGATGTAACGCTCCATGGCCGCTTTCAGGGTGGGTTGGCTACCTCCCCATCTGTCAGACATCGAAAGAGACACCACCTTCGACCCTGCCGAAGCCGTGACTGTCGGATTGAAATCACGGATGAAGTCTATGGCGTTCTGCGTCCTCGTTTCCCACGAATCGTCGATGACATGTGCGTCAACTGACACCTTGGCACGGCTTGACATGGTGTTATAGACCTTCATGAAATTCTCGGCCTCCTCGATGCCTTTGCCGTATTTGTACAGCAAGTTCTCAACAGCGGTTGCTATCTCGTCTCTCGACAGTGTGATGATTATCGTCTGCATGGCTATGCCTCCCCATCGAATGTGCCAGCCTCGCTCGTGATGGTCACGGTGGGCGGCTTGAGTGAATAGATTATCGAAACGATCTGCGCCTTGTTGAGCTGGACATTGCGTTTGTACTCCTTGGCAAGGTCCTGCTTGGTCTCATCGTACCAGTCGGACAACATGCCGTTGTGGATCAGCTCAAGCATGGCGTATTTCAGCCCGGGCGCATTCGGAGCGTAGTGTTCCCAATTGCCAGGCATGAGAATCGTGAACGTGGTCTCATCTTTGTTGGCCAACACAGGCTCAGCAACCATATACTCCCTCACGGTGTCGATGGCTTCCGACAACCAGCGGTTGTACGAATCGTGCAACAGCGTTGCGTCCGAGGAGCCTTTGTCAGCTTGGATGTTATACACAAGCTTCTCGGCTTTCGGCTGCTCCAGCGCACGACCCATCTTGTAGGTGGCTTTCTCGAAACGCACCGTGACATCGTATTCCTTGATTGTTATGCTTACCTGCTGCGACATGGCTTATGCGGTTTTATAGTACAACTTGCGCTCTGCGTCCTTCAGGGCTTGCATCGCTTTTTGGCTGTAAAGGTCGGCCTCCTGCGGCAAACTGAGGCTTAAAAAGTCAGAAACGACGAAATTAATCACATATTCAACGCAATCGTTGTTGAACCCCGGGCCATTGGCCGACGGCCATTTCGACGAAAGGGTGAACGTGATGCGGTGGCGTTTCAGCTCGCCGGTACCAGCGGTGGAGACGGCACCGGCATACTTCACGAATGCGGAGCGGATGTTGCCGACGGCTTCCTCAATCCACCGCAACACCATCGACCTGTCATAGCCGAGGTCGGTAAGCCTCACGTTGTTGGTCAGTTTGTCGCTCGTTCCGTTGTCCCTTGCCTTGCCGAACTTGAAGGTGCGGCCCTCTATCTCCTTGATGATGTCTGCATTGCTGATTTCAAGAGTGTGTGTCTGTGTGCTCATTTGGTATCGTTTTCTATGGTTCTCTTTGCTTTGTCAACTTTCTGTTTCCATGCAGGAACTTCCTCGTTCTGCGTCTCTGCGGTCTGAGTGGCGAGTGCAGGGATAACCTTATCGGCCATCTTCATGTAGAGTGCCACGGCTTTGTCCCATTGCTGCTTTTCAACATAGAAGTTGAAGGCCGTGTCCATGTCAGAAAAATGATCCGCGACAAAGCCCATGGCCTTATCGCGGAACTCATCTACACGTTTGTCATTCTTCTTCGCCATGACGGGGCGTTTTTAACCGAAAATCCAATCCTCGAAATACCAGTACACCTTGTGGCACCCGTCTCCGATGTCGTCATCGTGGAACCAGAAATGCTTGGCGGTGTTCATGATCTCCGTTTTCGACATGCCTGTATTGGCAAGGTCGTGCATCATGGCGTTGGCAGCGACGTAGGCGTCCCACTGCATCTTGTTCTGCTTTTCCGCTTCCATGCCGTCAAGCAGACGCATCGACTCGGAAGGTGCAACTTGCTCGCCTTCGATGCGTTCTTTCTTCTCGTTCTCGTGCCACATCTTGGCCACCATCTCCCTGGCAAGCCACTCGTTGATGTGCTTTCCGTTCATGGCCTCGTACTCTCCTTTAAGGAAATCACATGCCATCTCGGGATTCTCCTTGCGGAGTTTCGCAACGAGGCAGTCCACACGGTCAACCGCATCCCACATCATCTTCTCGTTTCCCTTTGGCGAGTTCCTGATGATGTCCTTGTATGTCATTCCGATTTTCATTGTTCGTTTTCTTTAGTCAGTAATCCAAGAATCTTGTCAACCTTCTTGTCGAGGTTCTCGTACTTCTCTTCCATCTTCTGGAACCTTGAGTCAATCTCCTGCTTCTCCTTGAAGGCGGGGTCGAGCTCAGTTTTAAGTTTCTTGCACTGCTCGTACTCCTTCTCCACCTTCTCCTTGTCGGAAAAGTACTGCTCGTCCTTGGCTATGGTGGCGTCAATTTCTCGGATGACACCGTTGAGGTCGGTCGATACGAGCATGTTGCCAATGCCGCCGACACTCGCATTCTCCGGGAATTTGTAGGTCTCGGTCTTCCCGTTGGCCTCGATGGTCACGTCAACAACCATCTGGGGCATCTGCATGGATGTCATGCCGGACTGTGGCAGCTGCTGGGTGTCGAAACGGGGTTGGCCCACGTTGAGCACCTTCGCCTGGCAGTACTTCACGCCTTCGCTCTTGTCAAGAAGGTAAATGGGGTTGTTCGGTCTTAGTTCTTTGAATGTCATGGTTTTGTGTTTTTATTGTTCGGAAATTTGCTTTTTTGTTATAACTTCTCAACTTTGTTTTTATGGGTGTATTTTGCGAAACGGGCTTCGTTCGCCCCCAAGATAACTCTACCCCATTCTTCTGTTTCGACAAGCTGGTAGTTTGTATATCCGACAACGTGACCTTTATAATGGTCTTTTCCGTGTTTGTATTCCACTTCGTCGCCTTCTATACCTTCGTCACAACCAGTATTGAAGTTCTTTAATCTTCCATCGACTACTTGGATGTAACATTCATCAATGTCAATTACTTTGTTTTGAACTTTTACTTTCATAATAAATCCTCTATTTTTTTCCAATTCTTTAAACATTGGAATGATTTACAAAACCAAAGTAGGAAAGGCTGGCGGCAAAGCCAACCCTTCCGAACAATAATTGGTTTAGGCACCTGCGCTGGCCGAAGCGGGCTTGGTGCTATAGTTGGCCACCAACAGTTGCATCTGTGCGGCAAGGTTGGCGACTTGGGCTTGCATCGGAGCCATGGCGGCGGCGGTGGCGTTCTGCTGACGGAGCAGGTCAAGTTCGGTCTGCAGGCGGGTCTTCTCGGCCACCACGTCTTGGTAGCGGGCGTTCCCCCAAGCCTGACGGAAGGCTGCGACCTCGGCACGGGTCAAGCCGCTTTCCACTCTCATGGAGGTTTGGATGTCGTTGGTTTGGTTGATGGTCTCGATGCGGCCTTGGTAGCCTTGCTCCAGCACCTGCGTCTTGATGTTGCAGCAGCAGTCCTTCATCTGCTGGATCATGTTCAGGTTGCCGAGGTTGAT